CCTGAATTGTTACTAGGTTGAGCATCTGGTTCAACTGACTGCTCTTCTAAATTTTTAGGACCACAACCAAAATATAATAATCTAGTTGCATTAGTTATATTACTACTGTCATTTGGTGGCATTCCCCCATTAGCACTAGTGTTTGCTATATATTCTTTGTCATTAATTTGAGCATTTGATGAATCATAGTAAACTATTTCTATATAATGTAAACCAGAGTCATACTGAGCGAAATCGTTTAAAAAAGCGACAGTATGATAATCACTTTCCCTAACTTTGTTAATATAACCTGACAAACCATAAGAACCTGTGTTGTCAGATGTTGCATCACTTAGAAATTGACGTGTTGAAGAGCGAGGGGTATAAACATTAAAAGCTGTACTTTGAATGTAAGTACCTGAGTCACTTCTAGCTTGAGTAAGTGGTAGGGATGCTTGAACATAGTACAGTGTGTTAGTTACAGCCCCTGTATATACATTTCCGGGTGATACACTTGCAGACTCAGAATAGTTTTGATATGCTTGAATAGTAAAAGGTGCTATTTGTGTTTTGCCTAGTGTTACACTTCCACTTGCACTAAATGGTAACGTAGCTGTATTATCACCTATAGAGTGTATTGAAGCAAAAGGGTAATTATTGTCATTTTGGTCGTATAATGTTGGAACTAATTGTGTGTTTACAATATCTCTTAAATCAAAAAAAGCTCTTGCTCTGTTATTTGAAACATCATCACTATATCCGTTTCTTCTTTGTTTTATTACCGCCAATAATGTTCCTGACGTATTCGTTCCTGCATAAACATCAACAACTAATTTATAATAAAAAAAACCTGAAATACTAGACTGATAAATCATATAACCTATCAGGGGTGTCCAATTTGTGATAACAGGTGCTAAAGACGTTGTGTTTATTGGATATTGTACTATTGAAGGTGCCATACTTTATTGTTTTAATGCTTGTTCTAATGCTAATTCTAAATCATCAGCAAAAGCCTTTGTTATTGTTTCTGTTTGTTTGTTAAATTGTTGTGTAAATGGTTTACTAAAGAATTGTGTTCTTTCTAAACCTCTTTGAAATATAGAACGCTGAATTAAAAACACTAAGCTCTTTCTTTTTATAAATTTACCATTTTTATCTCTTGCTTCTTTAAGTGGTTTACCAACTACCCATCTATCTATTTTAGCTTTAAAACTTTGCCAAGTTCCTCTAAACTTACCACTCCCAAACTTATAATCACTACCTTGCCCTCTTGCTCTTCCTGATCCTTTAAATCCACCTACACCTTTTACACCTTCATCGACAAATTGCCAATAATCCTCAGCACCACCAAATTCAAATTCTAATGTTACTTCATTTTGGGATGAGGTTACTATATAATCAAAGTCATTATATAATGTATTTCTACTTGTAGTCTTTTTCTTACGTTTAAGAATACTACGTCCTTCTTTGACTACACTTCGCCCTAGATTCTGTAAAGATTGTATTGTATTTTTAAACTCCATCAGCTATTAGGTGTTATTGGTACTATACAAAGGTTATTAGAGTTGTTAACGTCTACACTAATAGTAGCACTCCATCCTGTTAAAATGTTGTTAAAACGAGCTGTAAATGGCTCACAAGTTATAGGTGTCTGTAATACTACTTGATTATCTACCCAAGAAGTAGAATATAGTGAGTGTTTAAATTCATTAATAACATCTTGAAGTATTTGTAATGTTTCTGAATAAGCATCTACACGTCCTTCTCTTTCTTTATTAGGAGCATCACCAACAACATCATTAATCATATCCATTACATAAATAGTAAACGAATAAGTCATCACTCCTGTGTTAACTGTAGCAGAACCGGGTTCGGCATATAGAATAACATAATCAGTAGCACCTAATTTATTAATATCTACCTCATCCATTTGTCCTGAATGAAAGCTATTTATTTCACTATGCTTTGATGCTATTGTTTCAAAATATCCTACTACATTTCTAAAAGTTATCATAATTGCTACGTTGTTTGTTATTATAATCTTGACTATATGCTAAGTAAGTAAGCACTTCCAAAATTGGTAATCTAGTTATTTTATCTATGTCTAGTATTGAATTAGATAAGCTGTAGAGGACATTATACCATCCCCACTTAGAACTCATTGTCACACCTTTTGTTGTGTCGTGTTCTGAGCTACTAAAAATTGCTGCGAAATCTTCGCCAATTCGCTTCCTAAAGTCAAAAAAAAACCTAAGCTACTTAATGCTATACTCATAGGACATTCTTTGAACAATTCCTCTTTAAATTGGTCAGGATCATAAGGTTCTATAGCGTATCTATCATTGACCTTATGTGTCACCTTTCTATATAGTATTGACATTATAGTATGTAAATTCTCAATAGGTTCTTTACAATATGCTTCTAAATCAATATATTCTCCTGTGCTTAATTTATTTAAATTAGGACAGAAGCCATATTCCACTCCTTTCAAGGTGAATAGTTTTTTAAAGTCATCTTCTGTTGGCTCTGTGTCTATCATTGCTTTGACAATGTTCATAATATCTAGCAAATCTGTGTATGCCATTTTCTTAACTACAAATGGGCTAGTGCCACATAATAAAGCAAGGCTTCTTATTACCTTGTTTTTGTCACTTCCCTTGCCTTCTTGAATTTTTACATATTGCTGATAAGTGTCTATTGTTATGTCATTCCAATTATCAGGTATTGTTAGTTTCACCTCTTTCATTACTTATAAATATAAAATGTTAATTTTTGTTTTTTATAGAATATAATACTTGCCACTATGATTAATACTTAGCTTGTTTAAACATAAATATCTTGTTGCATCTACCAAATGGTCATTAACCTTAACGGGTGCATTAAGAACATCACCATTCTTATCAGTTGCCCACTTATAACTCCTAAATTCTTTTATTGCATTTAAGCTATCTTTTGTGATATGTAGTTTATATCTTCTCATTATGTCAATGCCTAAATGTATTCCTGCTCCCTTCTTTGCAGGTTTTATGTTAAATCCTTGTCTGTATATTTCTTCTATTGATTTAGGTTCTGCTGAATCCCCCACTATTTCTGTTTGCCTATCAATACCAAATTCTCTGAGCTTATTTGCTAAGTCTGTATTTGTTAACCTTTTCTCATACAGTAATTCTTTAATATATAAATTATCATCTAATTGCCTTACTTCTACTAATGCTGTTGGACTATTAGTAAATCCAAAATCTAAACCATAACCAATTAATCTTCCTTGTACATCATCTACTAAATTAAAGTTTCTAAATATAGCAGTTTGTATTGTTCCTATTTCACCAAGTCCATATACACGCCAATAGTCAGGATCAATGTCTTTTAGTCTTTCTATCTCTGCTATTGTATCCTCATCTAAAAATGGATTAGCTCTATATGTAGATTTTAAGAATGTGCAATCATCTCTTGTGTGTACTTTCTCATATATCCAAGAATATGGATCGGAAGGGTTGTAGTCTAAGTATATCTTTTCTGTTGTTCTAAGTATTAACTGTTGCCAATCTTCATAGTTAAATTCATTTGCCTCATTACACCAAAGGTAGTGTCTTTTTCTACCGCGTATCTTGACAGGTTGGTCAACTGAAATAAACTCTAATAGATTGCCATTGAGGGTATATGATAATTCTGATTTGTTGTGATTAGCTTCATTATAAAGCTCTAGTTCTTTAAGGATAGAAATTACATCTCTATATGCTGTACCTTTTAAGGCAGGTAGTGTCTTTCTGCATATCGTAAATACTTTGCCTGTTTCTTCTAAGCATTTGACAATAAATAACTGACAAAGCGAATAGGTCTTGCTAGAACGCGTACCCCCCTGTAAGCACGTTATTCTAGTGGTTGACCCATACGCCTTGTGAAATACATTAGTAGTTTTAATCTTGCCCCGTATCAATAACTTCTATTTTAAGTTCTGTAAGTGCTTTGCCCCCACTTGTAATATCTAACTTCTCAGCATAACCTCTTTCTTTAGCTTTAGATTTCAAATAAAAGATGATACTTGTTTCTTTACCATCTGATATGTTTTTTATTAACTGTCCTTCTACATAATCAATCTGAGCTTCTTTAATATCTTCTACTGCTTTGGCAAATTCTTCATCTTCTCTCATATACCTATAGTATGTACTTCTACTTATATTACCTGCCTTTTTACAAGCGTGATATATTAATCCCTGCGTTTCTTGTAACGCTTTTAATAATCTTTCTTTTTTATCGTGTGCCATTTGTATTATTTTATCTATTATAATTTAGTTGCTTTTTGTCCTGTAAACTGTTCCCATCTTTCTATAATTACATCACAATACTTTGTGTCTAATTCCATACCATAACAAACTCTATTTGTTTTTTCACAAGCAATTAATGTTGAACCACTACCTAAAAAAATATCTAATACTATTTTAGGATTACCATATTTTTTAAAACAAAATTCTGATAGGGCTATTGGTTTTTGTGTTGGGTGTATTCTCTTTTGACCTCTTTCACTTGCTTTTATCATACCGTGCCATTGGTGCCTAAATATATTAACCTTTACACCTTTATTTACAAAAGCTATTTCGCCACCACTAAAAGTATCTCCTTCTTTTTGTTTATCCCAAATTAACCAACCATATCCATTAGGCAATATATTGCTATAATAATTTGCACCCCAAAAAATTAATGTTGAACCATAGAACATATTGTTAATTAATTGAAAAGAGTTTATAGCAACACTAACATCATTATCGTTTAAAATTTCACCAAAATCATTTTCTTTTGTTTTTCCTTTAATCCCTTTTCCACTATGTTTAATTCCATAAGGTGGGTCTGTAAACACCATATCAGCTTTATCTCCATTCATTAGTTTTTCAACATCACTTTCTTTTGTGCTATCTCCACACATTAATCGGTGTTTTCCTAATTCCCAAACATCACCGAGTTTAACTCTACTTTCTTTTACTTCTGGAATATGGTCATCTTCTGTATTACCCTCTGTAATTTTATCAATGTTAATATCAAGGTCAATGTGTTTAAAACCCCAATCAACAAGCTCATCAATATCAAATTCATTAGCCAGAATATCCATATCAAAATCACCTGTATTTTTATTTAGTCTTATATTTAATTCTCTTTCTTCTTCTTTTGATAGGTCTAATACTACACAATCAATTTCTTTGTGTTTTAATTCCTTACATATTTTATATCTTTGATGACCACCAATTATTGTGAAATTTTTATTAGTAATGATAGGATCAACAAGACCAAACTTTTCAACTGATGACTTTAGGTCTTTATATTGCTTTGTGCTAATCTGTCTAGGATTATAAGTAGCAGGTTTTAATTTATTTATTTCTATTTTTTCTATTTTCATCTACTCTTTTATTTAATTCTATTAATCCATACACTTGATGACATACATTTTCTAGATGCCGTATTCTAACATACATATTAAAACTTTTATCTGCTTCAGCTTTAATATGGCAATCTCTACACAATCCGACAAGGTTCTCAATGTAGTCATTGGTAATTTTATTTCTAGTTCTTCTTTCTAAGTGGTGGATATCTACTGCTTGAGCTTTATCATTACACATCTCGCAAGGAATAAAATCCCCCTCTTCATAACCAAAAAAATTAAGATATACTTTCGTGTGCTTTAACATTATATCTTTCTCTTATTTTTAAATCATCTTTGTATGAAGTTACTAAAAACTTTCCTTTACAAAAATAACAACAATCATTTTTAATTAGTGTCATTCTAACACAACTACAACAAAATCTAAACGCTTGTTCCATCTTTATCGTCTTTTATATTACAACTATTTTGATATACCTTTTTTAATTTCGCTAATGTTTCTTTTACACAACTACCGCAACTACTTGGTTGTTTGTTTGTATTAAAGACCTTATTATATAGCTTTACCATAATAGCCTGATCCTGTCCACTTATTGTTCCTTTTGTTCTTGGTAATACTTCCTCATATATTTTTATTTCATCTTCTGTCATTTGTCTACTATAAGGAAATATCTTGTTAAGTTTCTCTTTTCTTTCTTGACAACCACAATCATCACCTAATACTTTCTTAGCTAATTTATCTATACCTGTTGCTTTAAGTGCTTTCTCTACGGTATCACCTAAACCTTTTGATTTATTGCTCATTTATTAAATAGTTTTTTACGTTATTAATTGCTTTCCATAAAGTGTTCTTATTGATTTTAGTTGCCTTTTCCATTTCTGATAAACTAAAATTTTCTCTATAGTAAATTCTAAATACTTCAGCATCAAACCAATATAAATCTTTTAGCTTTTCTTCTATCCATTTAAGTTTCTCTTCTACTTCTTCTTTTTCTTGTTTATTGCTAACTGATGTATCAGGAGATACAGCTTCTACAATTCCTGAAACGTGGTATTCGTAGTATTTACGGTACTTGTAATGGTATCTGCTTGTATGTGAATGAAATTGATTAAGCATTACTCTGGCTACATAAAACGTCATTTGATTATTTTCTATAATCTCTCTTAATCGTATTTGATCGCACTTATATAGTTCTTCTATTACAAAACTTAATAAATCGTCTTTTTGCTTAATACCTGCTATATTGTAAGCCATATCGTGTAGCTTATCATAGTTGTCTATAAGGTATTCATCTAACATATTTTAATGACTGAGGGTATATTCACCTGCTTACATAAGTTGTATTCTACATCCGTTATTTTATTAGATTCTATTTCTGCTATATTGCCAAATCTATTGTGTAGTTTATTATAAATATAATAAGTAATCTTTTCGTTTTTTTTCAAATCTCTTAAAATAAAAGACATCTCTGCACCGCTATGAAACAAAATTGTAAACAAGTAATTGTTAGTATCTACATAGTCATCATACAATCTTTCCCTTCTAGTATTAAAAAATGTTCTTTTAACTTTCATATAAACCACGTTTTAATATATGCAACCCAAGCTCAGGCTCTACACAATTTCTTAGTAATTGCCTTTTGTTTTTTATTTTATATGTACTTATATCTATTCCCTTTAATTTAGATATACTTTCTACTGTACCACCTCTATGACCCCTGCTTTTAATTTCATAATTTCCTACATCAAAATTTGACCACCATATATGCTTTCCCATCTTAACACCTTTTATAAGTGGACTGTAGTAAGGTATAGTATTTTCTACAACATATTTGCCTTCATACCAATACTGTAGTAAAAGTATTTCCTCATATAATTTTAAATCAGGATATTTAGCATTTACTTTTTTATATTTTCTATTAGCTTTATATCCAATGTTATATCGGATTTGACTATGACTTTGACAAGGCGGACTACTCCAAATAAAATCATATTCTTTATAGTATTCTAATAGATATTTATGTGCGTCTGCTACAATAACATTATCATTAGGAAACAAATCTGCATATACTTCTGCAATTTCTTTATTGTTTTCTACTGCTGTTATTTCGTGTTCATCTCCCCATAGCTTTCTATTTCCACCTATACCTGCATATAAGTTTAGTATTTTCATTTTATTTAAAATTTAAATAAGTTTCTATTATTTCTATTGTTTGGTCTAATCCATTGCTTGTCATAGCTAAATAACCTCTTTCAGTTAACTTATTCATCCAAGTCATTTGTTCTAATGTAGGTTTATTATATCCTACCTTTAATTCTAGTGCTAATCCGTGATACGAACCTCTCGGCTCATAAATAAATAAATCTGGAAATCCTTTTTTATATCCACTCTTTTTTGCCTTGATTCTTTGGCTCATATGCACTTGGTATTGTCCACCCATAGAACCACAATACAAAACATTTTGTAAGTCTAAGTATTTACATACTGCTTTTTGTAATTGGTATTCTTTCATCTGTAAAATTTATAAATTAAATAAGATACTATTGGTGTTGTCATTAGTATTGTAAATATGTTAATATGTGGTTCACCACAAATGCCAAATAAATGTTTAAATAATTCTATCATACTTTTTGCTTTTTTCGCCAAGTAACTCCTGCTGTTGGTGAATAAATAGTTTCATATCCTAATGACTTTAAATAATCGGTGTATTCCTTTTGTCTTTCTTTATCTAGCTTTTTATAAGCGTATTCATCCCAATAATCTAAATACTTTGATTTAGTATTTTTATTAAAACCATTTGTAGCCCACCTTTTTAACCTTAAATTGATATCAAATGTTTTTTGCATCTCGGCTCTAAACTTAGAACCACTTTTGTTTTTTTCTGTCCAATATAAGAAGAAGTCATTTTTATCTTCATCACTTATATCACTAATTGAGTGTATTGCGTTTTTAAACGCATCTATTCTTTCTTCTATACTTTTACTCTTCTTTACTTTTGCTTTACTTATACTTATACTAGCATTGCTGTCGCTATGCGATGGCATAGCTTTTGCATTATTCCACCTTTTACTTGCATTTTCTTTAGCCTTATTAGATTTGTTATTTATATCTTCTATATGATTATATAATCTTCTAGAATAAAAACAACCATCTTCTATTACAAATAAATCAAAATCTTCTATTACTTGTTTTAAAATAACCGGATCGCATTGTAAGCCAAATGCTAAAGAATCATAGTCATCTATACATAGTTTGTTTTCTTCACTAAATAAAAGCTCTAAGACCGCCCAGAACGTTCCATATCCAGCCATACCAAGAGAACTCCTCACTTTAATTAATTTAAGGTCATTTCTACTATTAGAATCGTGATTAAAAAATGTCTTTTTCATATATATATAAATTTAAATTATAGCACCCACACAAGTAAGAAAATATAAACAAGTAAACTACGAAAAAAATGCATGGGTGCTACAAAATTAAAAAGGAGCTTTGTCATTTACAAATTCCAAGTTTTTAGTTGATTGAACATCATAAACCCAATCTAACATATTATCTGCATATTTTTGAACATCATCAATTTCTATTTTATCATTGCATACTAATTCTACTGCACTTTTTAAAACAGCCATCTTTGCTATTCTTCTGTCTTTTGCATTAAAGATATTATTTTTTTCTTCTTTAGAATACTGATTATTATTGTTACTAGGAGTATAATTGCCATCTCTTTGTATTTTAATAGTTCCCCTTTCAGTTAATTCATAGTTAATACTATCTCCAACATTAACGTAAGCACTAGGTGACTGCTTATATATAGCTCCTGTATCACCGTTGTCTAATGTTAATTCAAAAACATAAAGCTCTTTACCGTCATTGGTTCTAAAGGTTTTTTGTTTCTGTTCTATGTTTGTAATTTTTGCTGTTTTCATTTTTAATTAATTAATAGTTAATAATTCTTTTAAATCTATGTCAAGTATTTCACATACTTTAGTCATTTCACTAATCTTCATACTTTGAGGATTAGACAACTTAGAAAGCATTGTAGGGTATGAAATATCCATAATCTCTGACAACTCCATCTTAGTCATATCATTGTCATACATAGCATATCCTATTGCTTTTTTTAATTTCTCATTCATATTATATATATTTAAAATTATAGCACAATAATAATTAATTATTCTTAATACGCAAGTAAATTAATTTAATAGTTATCAACAATCTAATTGTTAATAAATAAAAACAAATCTTTATTTTGTGTAAACTTTATTTTACATATATTTGTGTAAACAATTAAACAATTATAATTATGAAAATAGAATTACATTCACAAGAACACGCTACCTTAATAATAGTATTAAAAAAAGAAAGAGCAGAAATAGACTCAACTATCAACAACTATAATATAAGATTAAATGGTTCTGATAGCACAGAAGATGTTAGATGGTATACTAACTTAATAAAAGGTCAAAAGAGTAAATTAAAATCAATAGATAATATGCTAAATCAATTAAAATGGAAATAGTAACATTTGATACAACTACGCCTATGGGTTGGCGTAAAGCTATACAGTTTGAAAAAGATAACCCTCAATATGAATTAATAAATTGTAGACTAGACTTTACTTGGTACTACGAAAAAATAAATAACAATGAAGAATAAATACTTAATACAAGGAAAAGGTTATGTTAATGATACATTTGACTATTCTATGTTACCAAACGTAAGCACAAACGATGTTGTTCTAGGACAAGATTGTGTTGAGTTCTACGGAACAGAAGATGAGCTAGATGAGTTTTGCAAACAAATAATAGATCAAGGCGAACAGTATTTTAAAATAATAGGTATTCACGATATAAAATAAATAATTATGAAACAAGGAACACAAAAGCACACATTATACACTTACCTCAAGGAAGGTAAATCAATATCAACATTCAATGCAATGTATGATTTAGGGATTGCAGACCTTCAGGGGGTAATAAGAAATCTTAAAGAAGAAGGTATTAATATACAGTCTAAATATATTACTGTTAATACTAGATATAATAAAACGGCTACGGTTAAATCTTATTGGTTAGAATAGGCAATAGAAGGACACCTGTATTGAACACTAAATACAGGTATAGGAGATTCCCTGTTACAGATGCCCTCTATTTTAGAGTTTTAATCAACTCTTTAAAGTCCTGAGTTATACCTTTAATATCATAGACTTTTTTATTGTCTTTATCATAGGTATAATAAGCACCGAGTTGAAACTTCTCTTTGTATATGTTATCAAATTTACTCATAACTTATTGCTTTGATAGAGTCGTATATGGTAAAATTAACGGAATCTTGCCAGAATTCAAAACCACTCCACAAGAAATCTTGTAAGTTTTGGGGAAGAATTTAGAGTAATTCATTGCGTATTGCTCTCTATCTACTCCGCATCCTGTTTGCATTCCCCACGAATTTCCTGCAAAAATTACGGATGCTTCAGTATGGATATGACCCTGTACGGTAGAATCTCCAAATTGTAATGCTTTATTTACTGCTGCATTTCTTCCTGAGCTTCCTGTTCCATGTGTATATATAACTCCATCTATTTTATGTACTTCTTTAAAATTCCAATCAGGAACTCTAAGTACTTCATTATAATCTCGCACCCATTTCTTACTCACACCAACTTCAAAACATTTCCTCCTCACAATGGCGTCATGGTTGCCAATGCAAACCGATATTCCATTAGGTACGGTTTTATTATTAAATAACTTATACCATTCTTGTATTTTATCAATAGCTCTATCTAGCTCTTCCCCTGCTCCATATCCGTCAGGGTCAGCAGTATGAAACGAGCTAAAATGGTTATCTATAAGGTCACCTAAAAAAACAACAGTATTGCATTCATAGGTGTGGTAAGCATTTACGCAATGCTCCATATATCCTTTTAAACAAAATGGTTCGTGTAAGTCACCAACGCAGAGCACGTTGTTGTATCCTTTGCCTTCAGATTGGCGATACTCCTTGATTAAGTCATATTCAGACTTAGTTAATCTAAGACGATATTCTTTTAATTGTTTTATTTCTTTTTAATTTTTTCAATACTTCTTCCTGCAAAATATGCAGAATATACAACCATCATTAGTGTTTGATAGACAGGAACGTAAATGGGGTTCATTGTGAAACTGCCTAAGTTGCCATCAAAAAAAGATATTATTACAAATATCATAGTTAAAAAAGCAAGGGTGATAGGACGAATGTTAGCAGGTAACCATCCTGCTTTAGCATCAGCTTCCCACCTTCTAGTTACTTGCTCCTGAGCATTGCTCTCAGCTTTAGTTAAAACTTCTTGCAATTTAATTTTTAATTCTTTCTTCTCGACAGGGCTAGAGTGTAATTCATCAACAATGTTATGAACATTTTTCAATACATCACTTCCTAGTATTTTTCCTATAATACTCATAAGCACTTATACTCTATTGGTAAACGGTATTTTGTTTTATTATTATCATCTTTATAAGCTACTAAAACCTGCTTTCTATTGTCATTTACTTTCCAACTTATATGAATCCAATCAGGATAATCAGAATCATTTTCTAATGTTGCTCCACCAAATTCTAATATGCATTGGTCAAATTCTAAGCCTAAGTCTATTAAAGCATTATATATTTTTATATTATCCATTTTACCACGCTTAATATATTGCAGGTCTACCGCTTCAGCTTTTGCGTGTTGGCTATTAATGTGAGAACCTATTGCAACACAAAGCTCTTCAGACCTGTAGCCACTCGTCACCCTTAATGCACCTACTTCATTCCTGAGTGGTTGAAGAATGGCAGTGGCTAGAAGTCTTAATTTAATGATTTGTTCTTTAGACGGAGTGTTGTCTATATTTTTTCTTAAGGCGGTAGAACTGTATATAAGTTCTTGCAATGTGAAGTTTTTACTTAGTCGCATTATTCAAATTTAGCTAACATCAACTCATCAATCCTATTCTGTACATCTTTTCTAGTAGCTTCTAGCTTAAACATTATATTAGCTTTAAAGCGTTCTTTTTCTTCACCACTCTCAAAGATTATCACAGTAGGTATACAAGTGACATTATATTTTTTTTGTAAACTAGGAAATCTTCCTATGTCTACTCTATATTTTTCGCAATCGTTTAATTTTACAAATTCAGCAAATTCATTTGATTTGTTCCATTCTACCCAAAATTCTACAGCTACAATATCTTTTGCTATTTTATCACTAAAATCTGATTCTGAAACAAAGTCTTGTCCTTGAGCTATTGCAAAGAAAAAGAAGAATAATGATATTAGGATGTAAAGTATATTTGTTATATTCATTGCATTTTGTCTATTTTATCTCTTAGATACTTCATATCTTCTTTTATCTCACTAACATCTTCTTGCGTTGTCATTATTGTTGCTCTTATCATTTGGTCCTTCATATCAAATTCCATCTTAGTAACTTCAGGCGGTGGAGGTTCTGGTAATAGTTTAGCTTCATTAATGTCAGCTTGCAGAGTAAACCACATACCAACTAAAGTGGCTATTAAGAAACCAATACCGCCAAGAGTCTTTATACTTATTTCAAATTTTGAATCTTCTGAAAGTTCTTTTTTCATTTTTTAGGGCAATTATCACATTTATTTTTAGAAAACTTTTCTACTCCACTAATTCCAAAACAACCAAGAACAACCCAAACAAAAGAGTCATATACAAACTCATTAATTATTAGGTCTTTACCAATCCATCCTGTAAGTAAATCAGCAATCATTATTAAGCACATTATTAGAAACGCTACAAAACCTATTATAGCTTTCTCATTCCAATCGTTATTATCTTTAAATATATTCATTATAATCTGTATTTAATTTTACCATTTTCTATATAAATTCCTTCAGGCTTTCTTATATGTTGACCGTTAAGGTTATACAATAAACCTGTATTTTTTGACTTGTCTAGTATTTCTTCCATTCCACTCTCACAAGGTAATCCCGTAACACAATCCACATACTCTGTAACATACTCTATTACATCAATAAACATAGTATCTAAAACATCTGCGTAAACTGTATCAGTGACGTATATATACTGCGTTTCTACTATTGTTTCATATTCTATAATAGTTTCGTATTCTATTACTGTTTCGTAAATATAGACAGTGTCACAAGGTGGAGGTGGTGGAGGTGGAGGTGCAGCACACGCTTCAATTGGTGTTGGTAATACACCCTCTGCTTCATCACTAGCATCAACACAATCTTCCCATCCGTCACCTATCCAATCTGTCTGCACACAACCATCAGGAGCGTACTGAGTCCAATTAGAAGGGTCATCACCACAATAAAAGCCATTAGCGTTAGCACAGTCTATACATAATTGCTGATAGTCATATTCTTGACTAAATGCAAAAGAAGAAATAAATAATAATAATAGTAATTTTTTCATTGTTAAAACATTAAGTAATTAAAACCAAATTTGCACTCATAGATAGGTTTTTCCCAATAGTTGACGTATGTGCCTTCTACAAAAACCCCTAAATGCTTAGTTATTCTAAGCCCTGCAACAACGCCACCATCAACATCTAAAGTGACTCCATCATACTCATAACTATATTCACTAAGCCCATAGTGTATAGGTAAGAAATTTACCCATAAATGTAACCAATGCTCTTTGCTATACTTATAGTAAGCTACTCCAATAGCCATAGAAAGCTCATAGACGCTTCCTAACGCGTCCAATTGCTCTCGGTTATAGTTAGCTATAGCTTGACCAAAATAATGCTTGTAGAACTCATCATTTGACGTTGCTAATAATTCATCACCTGAAAACCAATGCCAATCGCCTTGCACATATTCGTTAGAATATCCAAAATCTTCAGCTAAATCATTAAACGTGCTTTCACCGCTTACCCAAAAATCTTCAATAGGAAGTATATGGTAAACAGGGTGCTGACGAGCCACAGCCCCCAACGTAAAATCGAAGTTACCTTTTGCAAGTCTAAACCTCGTATCAAAAGAATTAAATTCCAAATCTCTTCTTTCATCATTTTTCATTTGTATTTTGGTTACACATTTGTTGCCTAAGTATCTGAGCCAAAAATCCGAGTTATTAAATCTGTCACCACGATTACGGATAAATGAGTAATTAAGTAAATACTCCCAACCAATGCTATTGCCAATAGTAACATTATCAGCAACAGCTTTCTCAGTACCATAGTACCAAGTCTTAATTTTTTGTTCATATGAAAAACGAGCTACCTTACGCAATCCTAGTGTTAGATTGTAGTCGTAAGGATTAATTTTTGTAACATCTTCGTATCCTTTAGCAACAGCTATATAGTTTTGATTTTCTACCATACTTGTATTAATACTCATAGAAGTATAAAAGGTAGAATACTTAAAAAAGCCACTTTGACTAAATGATAAAAACGGTAATAGTAATAGTAAATACTTCATAATGATACGTCTATAATTCTGTAAGTAACATATAAAATCAATGTTCCTGTAGCACCTCCTGTTGGTGCTGAACCGAAATAATAATACAAACCTTTATCTTCTATTGTTCCATCATCAGCAACAACACCACCTGACGCAGGTGCTCCCCCAGAGTATATAAAAGCTCCACCATCATAACTAGTGGAATCCATCCAAAATCTTGCACTGTCCCAATAAAAACTAACTTCTTGGTCAACGTGTCCTATTCGAGAGTTGAGCGTTTCTGTGTTAGGAGTGCCACCCTCAGTATAGTGTGCATAAACACTTTCAGGAATAATAACAAAACCTGCTCCAGGTGCTGCAACTAATTCTTTTCCTGTAGTTGCTAATGCTAGAAATTCTGTATTATCGATAGTTTTTCTATCTGTTTGTAGAATAAATTTATTATCAATTTTTTTAGACGTTCCTGCGGAGCTAGAGCTCGTATCGCTGGTATCTACAATCATTAGTTTATCATCTGATGCTGGTGTTGTTACTAATGCACTTTTGTCGGTTAGTTTTGTTCCTGCCATTTTTTAATTTTTTAATATAATTTTTTAACTTTTTAAAGTTTTCTAATCCACTTGGATATGTTCGTCTTTTAACAGTCATAAGTAGTTATATTTGCTCCTTGTAAAAAACTTTTCATTTTATTGCTTATTGGTGCTATATCAAGATTCAATCCTGCATAGTAGTTTCTTGTAGTTGGTGACATTTCACCTGCATCACTATTACTAGCATATTCAGGGAATGCGCTACTACCTTTGTCTGTTAAATAATCTATTAACCTTTGTCTGTAGAACTCGGCAGCATTTGTGGCGGTGTCCATTAAAGGTTTTATATCATCATAAGTAGCACTAGAACTTTGTTCTGTAGCTCCCATTACTACAACGCTATTATTGCTGAACCGCAGTCTTAAATATGGTGCTAAAGTAGCTAGTGAAAATTGTACCAAAGCAGGTTGTATATAAGTTTCTAGAAGTGTTTTGTAATCACCTGTGGGACCTGGGCCACCTTGAATATCTGTTTTTAGCTTTTCATATAAATCTGTTCCAAGAACAGGAAATATATTCATATCTTGAGCCAACAGTATATAAGGCATTATTA